TCATGATTTTCTAACAATTCATATTCGCATACTTTTAACTCTTTACGATAACGTTCTACGTGTTGTATATATTCTTCTAGCTTTTTAATATCATGACGCTCAATACTTATCACTTACGCTCCCCCCCTTATATTTAATATTGGTCGTAAGGTGTACGTTCCACTTTAATGATTTCTAATGCTTGCTCTTCTGTAAAACCTTGTTGTCTTAAACTAGTTAACCTCTCATGTTGATATTCAGATTTCAATCTAGCCACTTCAAGTATTAAAGGAAAAATTGATTTCAATTCATATATTTGGTTCTGAATGTTAGGTTTTTCTCTTTTACTACCATCAACGTTAAATATATTATCCATTAAGTTAACCTCCGTTCTTACTCTTTACACACAACCAAACGAGATACATAACTGGAATAATCACTATCCACCAAGTCATTTAAATACCTTTTTCCATAATTCATTTAAATGAGCGTGGTCATTTTCGTTAAAGTCCTTAGGCACTTCAACATCATCATTTGCAGTCAACTTATAATACAACTCTCTACCAATCCATTTGCCTATCTCATACATAGCGATAGTGAACCAAATCTTTAATATTCGTTTAATCACCAGTTTCTCCCTCCACTAATTCTATTTTGTTAATAAACGCAAATTCTCTATCATCAAAAGAGTAAGTTAGTGTTTTTTTATATCTTTCAAAAGGTTCTTTATAAAAAGCAAATGGTAAAATTTCACTGTTTATTTCAATATCCGGAAAACCCATAAGTTCAATCTCATCGCTTTTATCTTCTTGTATAACATATCCCAGTTCTTTTACCTCTTGTATAGCGTCTTCTAAAGATGTATATGCTTTATCACTTATACCATGTGAATTGTCACAAGTTTCTTCTCCATTATTATAATGCGGTAAATAAATTTTCATCTCATTCACTCCTAATCATTTTCTAAAAAATCTACCAACAATACCTTTCAATCTATCTTTTAACGTTATATAAGGTAATTTTATGGCTTGTATTCGTTTTATATTTGCCTCTTCTTTACTATTTGCTTCTACAAGCGTCATTTTCTCATTAAATCTAGCTTTCTCGATGTGCTTGTGTATATGTCCTGTGCTATCTGTGAATTCTCTGATTAGGAATTGTTTCACTTCCCCAGCACCTCTTTTACAAAATTTCAAAACCTTTTAATTCTTTCCTTAATGACTTCTCGTCATTTATATCAAAACTCTTTTGAACTCCACGTGATTTTATAGTCACTTTGTTAGATTTGTTTATCCAAATTTTGAACTTAGGCCAATTCTTAATATTGCAAGAATAACCTTCAAGCACTGTATCATCTTTTAATGGTTGTTCTGTCGGGAATAACTGGACTTCAGTTTTGGATAACTTCTCGCTTTCTACATTCAAACCAATATTCGTGAGCATATTTTTCAATTCGTTTATTGTCACTTTATCTACTCCTCATTACTCCTTGCCAAGTATTCTTTTAATCTCTACTACTATGTCTTTATTCTTTAAGGTCTGCTTCTTTGATGAATGTTCCATTGATTGTCTTTCCTTTTCTTCCTTTAATCTCATCATATGCAAACTGTAAACACTCCTGTAACGTCATATCATGTTGTTGCGCTAATATGATTAATGTAACGACTGTATCGCCTATTCCGTCTTTTAAAGCCTCTAAATTACCACGTGATAATGCTGATGCAACTTCGCCTGCTTCTTCATAGAATTTAAGTGCCTGTCTATCTGAATTACCTTTGTGTAAATCTTTATCAATACTCCATTGTTGTACTTGTTCTACTAATTGATCTAATGTGTTCATTTATTGTTCCTCCTTAAAATCTTCTATTGTTTCTTTTATGTTATCTATGAAATCGTCTATACTTTTTCTTATATCTTTACCACTGCAATTATTAGGATCTCCCATAGTTTCATGTCGCAAATTTACTAATCTCACTAAAACCATGCCAAACATTTCGTTTAAACTATCTATTTTACTTGCTGCCTTCGCGTCTTTATTCACTTCTCTATGAAACCCAACATCTTCTAACAAATCTTCGTCGTTTATCTCTATCTTTAAATTTAATTTCAAAACATTACACTCCTATACTTTTTACAATGTATTTCTAATTGATCTATTGCACTCATATTTGTTTATACATCATAGTCTTTAAACTCGTTAAATTTTCACATCACTACCACGCTCCAAATCACTTAATAAATTTTGAAACTCATGTGTTCCGTCGAGTTCGTCCATGCGTTTAAGAAGTTCTCCTAATTGAAATAATGAACTTTCATCTTCTTTACCATCAGCCATTTTTGTCATATGAAGTATTATCGGATATTGAAAAAGCATTTCTTCTTTCAACTCTAGCCATGCATGTTTATAATCTTTATCCTTCATGGTTTGCCTCCAATTCTTCTAACAAACTATCCATAAGCGAATGAACCCAGTACATTTCTTGATTAACAGGTTCTTCATTAGCATGTGATAGCGATACATCTTTAATGAACTTTATATTGTCCTTTAACTTATTTATTCCATCAAACGCCTCTGCCTTCCTTTTCGTTTCTGCCATATCATTGATGAGTTCATCACGTTGCTTAAGTAAACTGTCACGTTCTTTTCTAACTTTCTTCAATCTAGCGTCCATAACACTAGATACAAATTTAGCTTCTGCGTTCACTTCAAACACTCCCTTAATATCATGCGTTCATCTTCTCGTATTCGTCTGCCCACATGTACATCAATCCGTCACTCACATATCTACAGTTGCACTTCCTTGCAATGTTGCGTCTGTCGATGAATAATACCTTTTGAGCTTCTACTGTACTTGCGAATTCTTCAACAATTTGGTTGTTGTTATCGACAAGATATACTGGTTTAGATATACCTTTATTTCTGCGATACACTCTATATTTCTGTAATGTAGACTGGAATAAGTTATCTGCAATAAAGTTGTTGTATCTACTATCTTTCGGATATGCGTGCAATCCATTTCTCAAATTACCGATAAACGTTTCATATACAATATCTGCTGCACGATACTTCTTATTCTTATAAATAACTGTGGAAATACCGTTACAACCATTCGCAAATTTATATTTACCATCAGGTCTTTTCATTCTGCCTAAGTTACTTACGTATAGATCATACTTCTCGCTGTACTTCCAAATTTCATCTTTTGCTACAACTCTTTCGTTGAACTCCTGTTTCTTATTCACTCTTGGCATAGTGTCGGTAAAGAAGCACTTCAACTTATCGTTATATGTTCCACGTTCCTTTTGGTACCACAGTGTATTGAGAGGAATACCTGTAATGTTGTGCAAATGAGATAGGTCTGTCTTAGTCACTGTGTGAGTAAATGGCTCGTACATATACACCATAGTTAACCCTCCCACTTCTCAAACGCTCTATTCAGGTACCAACGTGCCTTATCTAAATCTTCTTTTCCGTTCTTACGATTAGCACGACTTATATATTTAATTGCGTTACCAATAGCAAAAGCTAACTCTGGTTTGTAATCTTTAGTGACTTGCTCTATGAAATCTACAACTTCTATATCTCCATACGTGTAATGTAACGGGTGGTTAACCTTGTCATCTAACGTCTTTTCTACTTCTTTACTAGTTGGTCCAGGTACACTGATAAAGTCAAAATTATCATCTATTTTAATAACGCCAATACCATCAACTTTTACTACTGCGGCGTATTTTAAGTAAAATACATCTTGATATACACTTAATACATCTTGATATACATTTAATACTTCTCCATATCTTTGCTTATTATTTCTATCAGAAAATTTTATATATTCTCCTCTACTCAAATCTTTAACACTCATAATCTAACCACCCTTTTAATAAAGATGTCATTTTCCATAAGATGTTTACACCACTCACCGCGAGGATGTACTTGAGGCACTTCAAATAAGTGAGGTTTCTTACGTCTTAGGTCTAACTCTTTTTGTCGCTCTAGTCTTACTAACCTCATTCTGTCCTCATGTTCTAATTGAGATAGTCGTTTTCTCTCTTTTGCTTCTGTATCTTGCTCGTTGTACTCTTCAAATAAAGCTTCTTCAGGACTGTAACCAGAATACTTAATACGTCTTACAATAAGTTTCCATGGTGTTCCTGTATATTCAGCTTCGTGTACATCTTCAACGGGTAATAAGTGTTTCTGTTCTTCAGTTTTTACAACGTAATATAATCTATTATTTTTAAATTCAATCGTTCTATTCTTTGCTAATTCCATTTACTCCACCTCTATTAATTCAACTAGTTCAAAATCTTCATTCATCAACTCTTTGTCAGGATTGTTACTGATTAAATCTAAAATACGTTCCTTTTCATCACTTGCAGTAATTTGATTGTTTACCCAAACTGGATACTTACATCTAACTTTCATTGTTGCTTCAACTTCAATTGTTTCTTCTCTGTCTGCCATTCACTCCACTTCCTCTACATTCATGATTATTTTCGGTTCTTCTGCATACTGCTTAAAGCTTTCAATGTGTGCGATTTGGTTATCATCTTTCCATAAGTGATCGTTAGCAGCGTCTAGCACTGTTTTAATTAAATTGTCTATATCTGGTTTCGTACGTTTGTATTGGCCTATAGATATTAACTTTTGATTCTTAGTCCAACTCTTAGGTGGTGCGAAGTAAAAATATATTGATACTTTCAATCTACTGTTCAACATCTTTTTAGGTAACTGACTTTGTATATACGCTTTATGCTTCGTATAAGACGTTGGCATGTATGTTTGAATAAATTTACCTGCATTTCTAAAACGCGGACGAGGAGAGCCGATAGGTTCCTTATAGGTATCATTAAAATTAATCTCTATTTCCATAACTCCACCTCAAAATAATAATTCGTTAATCGTCATTTGCTGTTGCAATTCTTCTTTTCTGAACAACTTGTGTTTGCGTTTCAGTTTTTCCAATTCATCTTTCGTTACCGTTCCTGAAAATGTGTTTCTAAAGTGTATGCCTGCATAGTTACCTAGTTTGAATGTATCTTCTCCTAACGGCGTTACACTGCACATCTTCCAACCGTCAATCTGATATAATGTGTATTGTTTTTTAAGTCCGTCGATAAGTCCCATCTGGTTGCCTCCACTTCGTTTCATTCATGATTAACTCTTTCACTTCTTCATAATCGTCAAAGGGTTTAATATCCCCAGTATCGAGAAGCCTTTTAACTGCCCAACCATTCTCGATTAATATTTTGGCTATGATTGGATCTTTTTTATAATCCTCTCGATACAAAAACCCTAAAAGTTGCTGATACTCATAAATCTTCATCCATAAAACCTCTGCGTTTTCTTGTAGAAATCAAGGTGTGCCACCCCTGTTTCTCCGTCTTTATTTTTAGAAATAATGAATTCAATTTCCGATTTGCCTGTAATGTTGTCTTGTTGGTCTTGGTCGTAATAATCGTCACGGTATAAGAAGAAAATCATATTCGCGTCTTGCTCAATTCCTCCTGCTTCTCTTAAATCAGACATCATCGGACGTTTATCACTGCGACTTTCTACACCTCTGCTTAATTGAGATAGCGCGATAATGATACAACCTGTTTCTTTAGCTATAATTTTCAAATCACGAGAAATCTTTTCAACTTCTAATCGTCTATCACGTTGAGGTACATCTGACTGCATGAGTGTAAGATAATCAATAAATATAACGTGAGGTTTATCTGTTTTCTGTGAAGCAACTTCTCGAACATCTTGTGGTGTCATTTGTGCTTGGTCCTCAATCTTTAAAGAATTACATTTCTTAATCTGATCTATAGCAGACATTACCGATGAAACTTCATCGTCATTTAATCCGTTGCCCTGCTTGATTTTAGATAGTGGAATATTTGTTATCGTCGCAACTAATCTCTCAACGATATTGTTACCTCCAGTTTCTAAACTAAAGAACGTTGTAGGGTATCCACGTTGCGCGATATTCCACATCATTGTTAATGCAAGAGAAGTTTTACCTAACGAAGGTCTTGCACCTAATACATTCAACTGACCTGGTTCAAAACCAATGATTTTGTTATCTATAGAAGCAATACCAGTTTTAATAAATTGTTTTGGTTCATCAGATAGAATATTTTCTACAACTTCAGCTAGAAAACTGTCGGTTGCGTCTGCTTTTTTTATTGTCATACCTTTTAATTTCTCTAATTCCTCTACCAAATAATTAAAATTTTCTTTACTCGGCATTGATTGATACTCTGTGAGCTTCTCACGAGCTTGTGACAAGACGTATTCTTGTAATAGGTTCAATTGGTCGTCCATAAAAAACGCCTTGTCAGTGCCGTCTGAGTTGTATAAACGACCTAATCGGTCAGTAGATATAAATTCATTATCATCACGACTTTTAAAGTAGATTTGATTTACATCGACTTTTCCCTGCTCTAGTGCATACTCAATGAACACTCTTAATTTTTCATCAGTAAACATTTCAGGTTTCAATCTGAATTTACTTAGTAACTCTGGATTACGCATGAGGTTAGAAACAATCGATTCTTCAGTGCTTAATACATCAATACTCATCATCTAACCCCCAATCTTCTTTCATCTTTTGCCATCGTTCTCTTAATTGTTGCCTTCTCTCTCTAAACTTTTTATCGTGCTGCATTCTGTATTTATCAGTCTGTTCTTCTGGTATCACTGCGCTTTCCATTTCTGGTGGTTTGCGATCAATAA